CGCTAAAAAGAGGTCGGGTTAAGGTTTGGGTTCCGCATGTGGAGATGACCGTGTATGAAGGATGGAACAACACACAAGAAAATAGGCAATTTAATTTTCCAGGTGCTAATAATTTTTCAGGACTTGATGCTAACATCATTGAACAACTAAGAATGTCATTGCCGTGGGCTGAAGTTGCAATGCCAATGGTTGGTTCTGGTGGCTCCAGTGGCATATATAATTCGATACTCGATAGAGGTACAATTTCTGATAAGTCTGAATACCTATCAGAAGGTCTTGATTTTATCGATCAGAAAAAGAAAGATGAATTAGAAAGAGCTAAAAAAGAAATTGGTGAATGGAAACCAATTGATAAAAATAGGCTCGACCTATTAGCAAGAGAAGATGGCTTGCCTAAAACAAAAGGTAAAAAATTTCCAGAAATGGAAGACGATGTTTTTGTTCTTGGAACTAAACCAGCAAAGCTATATCAAGAAAAGCCAGTAGTTGATGCGTTTGCTACTAGCGGTGAAGCACAACTCAATCGATATACTAATCCATATAGTAATCTGTACCGACCTATGCCATATTCAAATTCTTGCATGGGTTCTTTTAGTATTCCGAATGTAGGTGCGCATGTTTGGGTATTCTTTGAAAATGGTGATCCCCTTAAGCCTGTTATCTTTGCAGCTTCGTACGGCAAGGAAGATTGGAAATCAATTTATGATAGTCATGAAAATGATAAGTCATCGCTAGGTGCTGCTCCAGATTATCCTGGTAAGTTTGAAAACGGAACTAATCGTAATGATAAAGAATATCAAGCAAGCCGCGATGACATGATCTACCGCAGCAAGTATTCATTAGTACAGAGAGGAGGTGCGATTACAATTGTTAATACAACAGAGCGAGAGATTCTCAATTTAACGCATTTTAGCGGTTCATATAAAGAATTCAATAACTACACGAATACTGAATTTGCCGCGAATAACGATCAACGTCTGGTGATGAATGATGCATTCTATACAGTGAATGGCCACCGCTCGGAGTATGTCGGTGGTGACTATGATATCATCATAAAGGGTGCTTATCGTGTTACGTTTGGTGATCCTAAAAATCATAAAGAACCGTTGTCACAAATCAAAAGGCTTATGGAAGATTTCCATAAGAAATACAACCTGCCTTTCGAAATACAAAGATCAATTCTCGATGACTATGGTGGGCAGTCTGGTGAATTCACTTCATGTCCTACCTGTACAAAAGCAATTTATGCTTCATTAGAAAATGTTGCCGATCAGGTAACTCAATCAATATATTCACCATCATGCCCGTCTGAAACTAATTTAATGCCATCACCCAAAGCCTATTCACTTGTTTCAGTTCCGACTTTGGAATGTATGACATGTGGCGGCACTGGCAAAAGTCCATCTACTCAAGACGGATCATGGGGACAGAATCCTAACAAAGCAAGCATGACTGAGGCATTAATTGATCTTCAGAACCGAATGTTTCAATATGAAGAACAATTAGGCAATACAGAAGACAATATTATGAATTATGGCAAGAACCAGCATATTGTTGTTGGCTCCGAAATGCATGATTTTCAATAGAAAAAGTTCATGTCGATGCACCACCAACTGGTTCGTTTAGTATGGTTTGTGGCTTTCGATATAACCTGTTAGTTGGTTCTGGTGGTATATCATTAAAGACTACAGGACCTGTAGATATCAGTGGATCTGTTACGACGATTGCAGGCAAACAGGTAGTAGTGTCGTCAGAGAATGAAGTTTACGTTGATGGTGGTAAACGTTTACAGCTCACTGCTGATAATATTAGTCTTGCACCAAAAGGCGGCAATGGTGCTCAGGTTTATGTTGGTGGTAATTTAGAAATAGATAAGAATACTATCGTACGAGGCGGTGCTCACATCGAAGGTGAATTATCAGTACAGCACATTACTGCTCCTATTGAATATCAATCAACAGAAGCAAGCAATGGCATTGAACAGAAGTTCGCCTGTTCTAGCAAAACCTAGTGTCTTTTCTTCTGACATGGCAAAGAAATTTGAAAATGTTGATTTGTCTGTATTGGTGTCAAATGATCCAATTCAATCAACTTCAAATTCTGATGTAACATTGGATTCACTGTTATCTATTGGTGAAATCATTGCACCTCCTTTAGTTGTAGAATCTCAACCAAAAGAAGCAACATGCCCGATTGTGCATCAATTAAGTGAAGGACTAACGCCTATTGTTTAAAATGGCAGTTCTTCTGATAGGTAAGAATTAATTAAAGACAAAGCAATGTCTTTTGTATCTTGATCGACACCTTTCTCCCCTAATTCTGCTAGCTTGACTTTGTCAATGTCGCTGATTTTAGAAGGATCATAAAGCATTGCCCTTGCGACTAATTGCATTAGATTAAGTTCTCCCACATCATCTTGTTCTTCCGTATCAGGAGGAAGATCTTCTTCTGATTGATTAGGATTACCAGGAAGTTCAGATTGGTTCGGATCTCCTGGTTCTTGTTCAATTAGATATGAACGAATGACACTTTCAAAATAGGTTGTAGGTTTTTTCATATATTATAATGAAGAAGTCGATGTTGTTGATTTTAAGGCATCAGCTTTTTTACGAGCTTCCAATGCTTCTTGTTCTTCTTTTTGTTTTTGTGCCTCTGCAGCTGCTAGTTGTGCGTCTTTAGCTTTTTTCTGTGCAGCTACTACAGTTGGATCCGTTGATGTTGTATCTTCTTCGTCTAATTGGCTTAGAAATTCATTGATCGCCATTTCAAATTTGGAACTCATATTCTTTATTTATTGTAATTTGAGCAGACTATGCCTTAAACCCTTTTCTTTTTTGCTCTTTGATTTATTTTCTTTTTTTAAATCCATATCTCAATGGCTCCCTTTCGCTATTTGCTAGCCCTTATTTCTACATACTCTTCGCTGATTTTTTTAGCAACGATAAAAATAAATAAAAAATAAATTATTTAAATGTTGTGCTTAAAGCACACTTGACACTTAAATTGTCATTGACCTTTCTTTTTAAGCCAGATAAAGAATATTGCTCTAGAATATTCGATAATGCATTGAAATTGAACTTCCTCGATTTTTGAATTGCTTCAATAATTTCACCTGGTAAATCATTAAGGTCAAAATTATGACTATAGGTAATATATTTTGTCTTGAAAATTTTCTTTAATGCATTTTTTAGTTGCATTATGGCCTTATCAGATTTATTACCAACTGCATTAGTAATGAAAGTGTATTCTTGTGGTCCACTATCAACGATAACAGTGGAAGCTCCTACTTTGAGCATTAAAATTAAAGTCTCAACAGCACAATGCAGAACTATCTTTTTGATATCACTTTGAAGACTATTTTCATTAATGCCGTATAAGCTGAAATATTCTTCAATTTTATTCTTGCTTTTGTGAATCAGATCATGCAATAGTATTACTTGATAGGAGCTGTAACAATGTTTCAAATTCAAGGCATGCATAAGTCTTGGTATGGTTGCGCTTGAATACTAATAGAGGAATGCGGCCTTCTTTGCAATTAGATTCGCATTGTTTTATTGAAGCCCACACATTCATCTTTTCTTGGTTCTTGCATTCAATATCAAAAGGTATTAGCTTGCGTGCAGCTGGTGATAATTTAATATCACTTCCACTTTCTCCCATAATAGCACATTTGATGTCGTCTTCTTCTAATTCTGTATGCAAGGACCGGAATGAATCACGGACATGATCTTGTAATCGACGGCCTTTGGCCTTTGCAGCACTGGTGGAAATCTTTTTTGGCATTTCCAAAACTTACACCTTTTTCGGTTCTAATACACCTTTAATTTTTTGACGACGAAACATTTTACCTTTAAACAAAGCCTTTGGTGCACGAGCATCACCTGGTGCATAATCACCTTTAACACTAATACCAACAGAAGCCGTAGTATTATCTTCGCCAATAATATTTGCTTTTTGAAGAAGAATGTTATATAGTGTATAAAATTTTGACATTATAAGTATTTATGGATATCATTGAAAAGTACGAAGCAGAAATCAAAGAAGACGCGCACGCATGTTGATGAATTAAATGTCAAAGATGTTGCAATGAGATTACCAGCCATTAAACACAAATGGGTTTCGCGTCTTATCTATCATAAAAGACAAGTATCAAAACTTAGCAACGAGTTAGATAATATTGTAGACCTTTCAATGAAAAAATTAAAGCAAATGGGCGACATACAGCTCAGTCCAAAAGCATTGCAAGCTCGCATTACAACTACAGCAGAGTATAAAAAAATCGAAGAAGACCGAGAATATCATCGTTCGATCGTGGATTACCTTGAACACGTCGAATCAATATTCAGATACATGACGAATGACATTAAAAATGTTATTGAAATTATGAAACTTGAAATGACATAATGGCTTATTTAAAATTTAAATTCAAAAGAGCACATAAAGCAATATTAGATTCAGATATCTTAGATATTGTTCGCGAACAATTTTCTGTTGAAGGAACTAATTTTTTTCGCCGAGGTCGAAGATTTGGCGCTGCTAATCCACGAACATATGCAATTACACCTTTAGGTGAATTAGATATTTGTTTGATACCGGAAGTTGTCAAACAAATATCTCAAATAGGATTGCCCGTATCAGTCGAATTAGACGATCTTTGCAGGAGAAGTCTTAAACCTGTATTGAATTTCAAAGGCTCAACTGCAATGGAGTTTAGTGAATTTCAGTTAAGACCTTATCAAAAAGAAGCGGTTGAAGTTTCAATACCAAAAGGCAGAGGTATAATCGTTTTACCTACTGCTACAGGTAAAACTTTAACAATGGCATCTTTGATTAAAACTATTTTATCTGAAAATGAATTTGACAGTAAGCATGTTCTTGTTGTAGTTCCTGATATCGGATTAGTCAATCAGACATATGCCGACTTTGTTAAATACGGGCTGGAATATTCATGCAGCAAATGGTCTGGTAGTTTTGATTTTGATAAAAACAGCAAAATCATTGTATGCAACC